TGCTTTATACCGCCATGTGTAAGACGGTTCATCCATGCTTTACGATTCCTTTTCAACGGTCTCTCTCATTTCCAAGTAATCGTCTTCAAGAAGAACCACGTAGTTCTCCCCATCTAAATGTAAACCGAGCACGGGTATTCGGCTATCTAGTATTGCCTCTCTCGTAATCTTCTTTAGAACTTCGGACTTGATAGTGACCTGTTTTTTACCAGTCCACTTATGCTCAATTAAAAGTTCTTTAGAACGAACGTCTCCCTTTCTTGACCAGAATGCCCCAGAAGCAGCAGTGCGTGTTCCACCAACTTTTTTGGCTAAACGCTTTTCGTGCTTCTGAGATTGTTTTTGTCCCTCAGACCTCATAATGATAATACCTTTTTAGACAGTTCTTCTTTTAGGTCGACTTCTTCTCTAATACTGGCGATTAAGGACTCGTTTCCTTGCCATTTTCTCTCACCGTAGTAGTACCAGCCACCCTTTCTTTCTATAATGTCGTGGACTACTGACATGGCTGCAATTTCTTTAGCAAAGTCATATTCGCCAGGAGTGCAGTCACCGCCAGGAGCAAAGTAAAAGTCAAAGTAAGCAACTCTTTGAGGAGGTGCTGTTTTATTCTTTAGACTACGAACCTTGATAGTTTGCCCAACACGGATTTTATTTCCACTAGGACCAATCTCAATCCACTCATCTCTTCTAACTTCACAGCGAGTAAAGAAAGCGTAGTTCTTGCCTTCTTCACCAGGAGTAGTGCGTGGGTCACCATGCATTACGCCAATTTTCATACGGTATTGATTGATAATTAAACCTAGGACGGCTCTTTCGTCTTCAACTAAACTTCTTTTCATAGCAGAACCAACAACTCTAAAGAACTTGTTTGTTAGCAAAGCACCTCTACCAACAGTCATTTCATCCATGTTTTTTTCCATTTCAGGTAATGGAGATAGTGCTGGGAGAGAATCAATAACTATTGCGTCTACTGACTTAGATTCAGCAAAATCAATTACTGCTTGATAAGCCTCTTCCATAATGTTTGTCTCAATAACAATAACGCGACTTGCATCAACCCCACACATTTCTGCGTATTCGGGAACCCATTGTTCTGCAGCAACCCACACAGTTGTGTAGTCGGGATTTAGTTTTTGATTAGCAGCGATGCACTTTAAAGCAACAGCAGTTTTACCATGAGACGATTCACCAATTAATTCGTTCCACTGGTTTCCTGGAAATCCTCCTCCAAGGACGTAATCCAATGTAGTAGAACCACTGGTAATGCGAGGAATAAGGTCAGCCCTAATGTCAGAAGCACAAACCACGACGTTGTTGCCAAATTTCTTGTTGAGTTGTGCAACGATTTTCTTTGCTTCATCGTTCATTAATCCACTCTTCCTATAATCCCTTGGGGATTCCAATTGTTACCGAGTTCATTACCTGCTGCCATTTTTGTCGTACCTTCTACTTGTGCTCCAGTTAAAGAGCCGTAACGACTTCCTGATTGAGAAATCGGATAACCGCAATCGTAGCAACGGGGTGCGACATTTGCGTTGACCGCTAAGTAATTGTTTGACCCGCATTCAGGACATTGCTGTGTTTGATTCACGCTTTGTGCTTTAGAAGGAGCAGGGGGTTGAACTACGGGAGCCACATACCGTGTCATCGGTTGTTGCGAAGGAGGCATCGGTGGTGTTGGGTCAGGTCTTCCAACAGCAGGTGCTTGTCCTTGTAGTTTTTTTGCCCACCAGTCTGAACTCATTTTGGTCTCCTTGGTCCCACGGAAAGTAACTTTAAATCTACTAATTGAGCCAGTGAACCACAGATAGCAGAGAAAGCAACTTCTTTATGAATCTCCTCTAACTTATCCCAGAATTCTTCAGGCATCTGCATTTCAATATTTTTTGTTTTTTGTAGTTCTGTTGTTCCCTTTGAAAGAGTAGTGGCATGAGCAATAAGCAGAGGGAATAAATGAATGATTTTTGATACCCGAAGTTTGCTTTCTAGTTCTTCCATGTCTGCAACTTCTTTACTGGTAAAAGATGTTCCAGCCATGACACTCATACCCCAAGGGTCTTCCATGCCAGAGTCTAAAAATAAGGCACGGATTCTAAACATTATCTCTGCGTGTAAAGCGTCAATATCAAAAGAAGGCTTCTTCTTCTTAAAGAACTTCATTTTGCTTGACCCCACTTTTCCACGATTTTCATATCCGCAATAAGCGGAACAACCATATCGGGCAATCTTACTCCCTCCATGGACTCTTTTATCGCTTCGCCAACTTGCTCGGCTAATGCGTCTGGAGTAACTGTTACTAGTTCATCATGAACTGTCAATATAACGTTAACTGTAGGCTCATTAATAAAGCAAGAGTGTGCTCGAACCATTGCAAGTTTAATCAAATCTGCAGCAGACCCTTGGATAACCGTGTTAAATGCTTGGCGTTCAGCACGAGACTTTTGCCCAAGGTCCTTGCTTAAAATTTCAGGGATGTAGCGTCGTCTTCCTAAAACAGTCGAAACATACGGTATGGGACGTTGTTGTGTGGCAAGTCGAATCAATTGATGCCTGTAACGATTAATGTCCCTAAATCTGTCGTTAAACAAATCCATTAGTTGATGTGCTTCTTTTACAGTACAACTCAGTTGGTCTGCAATTTTTTCTGGACCGATACCGTAAGCAATTGCTAGAACTAAAACCTTACCTGCTTTTCTATTTACACCCATTCGTTCTCCAATGGTGGTGTAAATATCTCCCCCATCTAAGTAATTTTTTACGAACTCAGGGTCTTTAGAAAAAGAAGCAATGATTCTTGGCTCAATTTGTGAGTAGTCAGCAACTACTAACTTATGTCCTGGGGGAGCAATAAACAAGTTTCTAATTAACTTACCGTAGGCTCCATCAGTCGGAATGTTTTGTAAGTTTGGCTCACTACTAGAAAAACGACCAGTCTCGGCTCCATGAGATTTAAAGTTTGTGTGCACTTTTCCATTGACTAACAAACTGTGTTTTTCAGAAGTTTTAGATTTACCAGCCGTAGTTCTTGTAATCTCACCTCCTGTATAGGGAGTTACATAAGTTGTCATTATCTTATTTAAATCTTGGTACTTTAAAATCTCTGCAACTAGAGGGTCTTTTTCTCTGTAATACTCAAGTGCTTCTGCACTAGTTGAATAATGACGAGTTGTTAACTCCTCGCCCTTCTTTGAAGCCTCTAGTCCTTTGGGCGTTAGAGCAATCTTAATTTTCGTATTTGGTCTGATTCCTCGTCCGCCTTCAGATTTAGGCGTAAATAACAAGGCTTGTTTTTCAGGAATCGAGTTCAACGCAAACTCTTTCCCTGCTAGTCGATAAGCGTTACCAGTGACTTCAATTAAGTCTTTTTCTAACCTTTTTGCTAAAAGACTTAACTCATTTTCATCCATGTGTGCTCCAGTTAGTTCCATGTCAGCAAGAACTAAAAGCAAATCCATCTCTAAACGCCATACTGTAAGTAGGTCGTAATCTTTTAATTTAGGCGCATACGCTTTGTATAACTTCCAAGTTGTTTCTGCGTCAATTGCAGCATAGTTAGCAACATCGCTAAAAGAGTGACGCTCAACTGCTTTTCCAATTCCTTTGGTGACCTCTATGCCAAGTTCACGAGCAGCACAAGCATCTAAAGATAACCCATTTTTTGTTCGATTATCAATAATAAAAGCAGCCATCAAAGTATCAAAGTACGGTTTTGAACAAACAACTCCACGGTAATATTTTGCTATAGCCTTTAAATCAAACTTTAAGTTATGACCAACTTTAAGTTTATTGCTAAACATTAAAGGTTTTAAGGCTGCAAAAACTTCTCCTGGTAATAGTTGTTCTGGCGGAACATCAAATACTGGAGTCCAACTTGTTTCACGTCTTGAAAAGTCTTGTTCACGTATTTCTAAGCCCTCATCTGCTCTAGCCTGTGCAGAACTTAATAAAGGCTTATTCCAATGCAAAAACTCTCCATTGGGGTGTCCCATTGGAATGACATCGACACGTCCTTCTGTAGCAAAAGCAATCCAAGTGATTTCATTTAGCATGGGATGAAGTCGAGAAAAGTCATCGGGTCCAACTGTTTCTACGTCAAAAGCAAAAGCAGGTTGGTCTAAGTAATAATCAACCATTTCCTGTAAAGCAGCAGCCGTTGTAATGATATTCATAATGCCCCTTGTTATAGAAGTGGGGAGTCTGTGTGACGGCACAGACTCCCCTTATTCAGTAAGTTATGCGCCTGCTACTTCACGGGCAATTTTTAACATCTCTTCTCGAGGTGTCTCCTTGATAACGTCAGGTGTAAAACAAACGGCATCTTTTAGAATGGCGTTAACTGAGTCGAGGCTGAGATTCCATTCCTCTTCCAAGTCACGACCACGTACATAATTTAGAGTGTATTGAGTAGTTGGACCATTTCCCATTCGAGAAACTTCCCAAAACTCTTTACTTAGAGGTCCCTTTCTCTCATCTTCGTGTGCACGACGAATTTGACGTGCAAATGAAGGCGGAGCAGTAAGGATTTGAACGGTGTGTGTGTCACCACTCAAAGCAATAACGTTAAACGCAAAGCGTGCTCTTGGCTTGCTTCCAAGCAAGTCTGTAAATGGGTCATCGTTTTCTAAAGCAACGAATGACTTTTTCCCAGTTCGTTCAATCCAGTGCTGTTCATACACACGGAATGGACCATCTTCTAGGAACTTAATAAGTTGAGGTTCTTCACTGAATTTAAAATCAGTTGGAAACTCTGTTGTGTCTTGACGTAATAGGGCATCGGCTGAATCCCAACCAGATTGAACGGTTGTTCCGACTTTTGGTTTTGCATCTTCTTGGTCTACATCTAAATACGATGCAGCGTTTACTGTTGGATTGGTTATTGACATGTTCTTCTTTCGGTTATGAGGCTTACGCTCTCGGTTGGATGTGAGGTCTACTGACTCTCGTTAGCAACATGCTCTTTCCACCGCGAGGTTATCGCAATAGTTAAATCATGATGCTTAGACCATTCTACACGAGAAACCCCTAAAAGCCCTCTTTTGGAGAACTCTTCTATAGTTATTTCTATGAGTCTTCTTGTGTAGACCCTATTGCCTGCAACCTTTTCCCCATTCAGGGTTTTGGAACGCAAACGATAAGG